ACCTGATGCTGGTGTAACGCTTGCGGCAGTTGGGTTAACAAAACGAATTGTCAATTGGTCAGCGGCTGAAACATAAGCGTCAAGAACGCCTACGCCAGCAGTCTGTGCGCCATTGAATGCTACTGAAACAAAATCACCAACGACCAAACCAATGCCAGTGCTGGCAAAGTTTTGGGCGGCAGTTGTAATTGTTGCAACAGCGGAGGGTGTGAGAGTCAAAGAAAAAACACCACCTTTGACCACGTTGGTCATTGGGGCAAATGATTCTTGGGTGACTGTCGTTGCTGGGCCTGGATTCGCCATGATAATTTCCTTAAATAAAGTTTAATAACGGGGGGTGATTAGCCCCCCTTGACCATTAGGCTGCTACTCGGCAAGCCAATTCAGGGTACAGAGGCGCCCAGCCATACAGAACGTCCAAACGTGTAGGAATGGAGTCATTGTTGATGGTGTACTGACGCACAACACGCATTGACAAACCGATTTCCTTATCGCTTGCACGACCCGCAAAATGCACACCTTCAGGCAATTCCAAATCGGCTACTGCCAATGTGAACGCATTACGGTGCATGATGATGTTCTGTGGGGAGACAGTACCAATTTTATTGAACTGAGTCACAGCGGCTGTGGCAGAGGTTGTAGGAATAGACACGTTTTGGAACTGACCCGCAGTAATTACAGCGGGGCTAACCACAACAGAGACTGAAGAACCAGAAGCAATAGCAACGGTAGACTTCACAACAAAGTTGCGGAGTTTGTTTGTGCCATAAGCCTGACGATTCTGTGGGTTAACTGCGAAAACGCCATCAATCTGAATGGTGTCGCCAGCATTCAAATTCATTGTTCCCGTGTTAGCCGCTGTCAAAGTAATAGTGCTTGAAGATGCCCAACCAGAGGTCAGGAAGCCCGTTGCAGTTGTGGTAGCAACAGAAGCAGTCACAGTAGTAGTGGAGTTAGAGCCAAAGGTTTGGCTTACCACGTTCTGATCCATCTTCCAGTTCATGCCCGCAGAGTCACGGCCCATCAAACCTTTACGGTACTGATCGCCAATGGCTTCTTGAGGAACAAACAAACCCTTCAAACTGTCCACGATTGTTGCGCTTGTGAAAGGCTCAACGATGCATGAACGACGACCGTCACGGGGTGCGCCTTCAGAGTCAAGGTAAGCGCCAGCGGTCAGATATGTGATCAGACCAGTTGGGGGCGTACCAGCAGTGCCAACGATGTTGGCGGTTTGCAGAGTGGCCATTGACATACCGTCACGGTCAATCTTGTTGGCAATCGCTGCAATAGCGGGCTTCAACACACGGTCAGAGAACATATCCAAGGACAAAGCCAAGTCTTGTGTTGTGAACTGAGTGTCAACGTGGAACTGTGTAGACAAAGTAACGGGAACTGATGTCTCGTTAAAATCTTCTACGTTCAGGGCAGGGCCTGTAGTTCCGATGAAACGACCAGGCTTGCGGACATTGACTGTGTTACCAATCTTTGCACCGACAACAGCGAACTGATCATCATAGTTACGGTCAACTTCGCTTGTGAAAGTCAACTCATTTTCCAAAACCATCAACGCTTCGTTGGTGATCTTGCTTATCGTCAATAAATTATTAGCCATTTTAGGACTCCAAATAGATTAGGTTTACCGAATTTTTCCCGCTTTGCGTGCCAATTTCCACGCCTGATAACTACCATGCCATTCGCCATTAGCGGACATGGGTACATCAGGCTGACCTTGACCACCACGAATCGGTTGAATCGGTGCTGGTGCTTTACTTCTTACAACAGGGGCTGTCTGCTTCGTTTCAGGCTTTGCCTCAAACTTTGCTTCTAGTTTCCCAATCTCTCTAAGCGCTGCATTTGGACTCAAGCTAGCGATCTTTTTGGCAAGGTCATTGTTTTCAGCTAGGTGATATAGGATTTTAGGCCCAACATCACTCTCCAGAATTGCATCCCTGACTGCGTTATTTACAACTACGTCACTCGATGCGACCAAATCATCAAAATCAGGCAATTCAGCTTTAGCTTCTTGAACCTTCTGCGCCCAAGATTGGATAATCTTTTGTTGCGCTTCTTGCTCTCTAGCCTGTGCTACTTGCCTATCCCGTTCCGCTAACGCTCTTTCTGTTGAAAACTCGGCTAGAGCCTTCGCATACTCAAACGCATCGCTGAACTGGCTTGGTTGTGGCTCTTGGTCAACATTAATAGCTTGAGGCTGTCTCTGTTGCTCTAGTGCCGCCAAACGCTGTTCTAAGTCTACCCTTGCTTGGCGTTCCCGCTGGGCTTCTTGCCTAGCTTCCTCACGTTGCTTGGTTATCTCTGAAAACCGCTTTTCAAGTTTAGGATTTTGCTTTCGCTCACCCTCTTGGTTTGCTTCCTTTTCTGCCTCTTTCGGTTCACTCTGCTCATCTTCAGCTTCTGGCTCGGCTTCTTCAACCGCCACAGGCTCTGATTCAGATTCAGCTAAACCTAATCTGTTTGCATAAAATTCTGCTGCATTCTCGCTAGTCAATACTTGACTTGCTTCTTTATCGGACATACGTTTCCCAACGATTTAACCCTGTGATCCTCACAGGTAAGGTTTAGTGGTTTTTACCACAAATTCTTGACAAAATCAAATAGCCCGTTCTGTTGCCTCGGCATTTGCCGTATTTAATGCGCCTCTATCCATTGTGGCCAACAAAAGAGCAATCTGTTGCTTCATTCTTTCAATCTCTAACCTTGTCTGAGAATTGATAACCGTGTCGTTTGCCTGTGCTTCCACACGCATCTGCATTTCAGCACGGTCACTTTGCTCACGAATCTGAGCCTCACCAATTCTGCCTTCCTCTTTCATCATTGTGCGTTGTGTCTCGGCTTGTTGGCGCATTTGCTCAACGTCCATGCGGTTTTTAAGCATCAAGTCTCTAGCCTGTACCGCTTGTGTAAGTTCCTGAATTTGTTTCTGAGACATAGCCAATTGCATCTGTACTTGTGGGGGCACTTTAGACTTATCGTCAATCTGTGCCATTGGGTTAGCAGCGGCAAGGCGGTCAGCAATGATGTCAGCGCCAGGCCAATCCATGTTTCTAAACACCAAGTCACCCGCCACTTGCATGAGTTCAGGCGCAGCAGACAACAAGGGAAGCATATTGTCCACGGCTTCTTGGCGCTTACTGTTGTACCCTGGGCCTGTCTCCATGACCACATCGTATTGACCCACAGAAATGTCGTTTAGCACTCGGCCAACAGAATCTATTTGGTTGATGGTCAACAACTCAGGTTTACCGTCATCACCAATAATCCGCATGACACGTTCTGTATCGTAGATTTTAGGGATTAGGTCTAAGCAAATCTTGCCAACGTGAGCAATTGAACGTGTAAGGTTGTCGTAATAGTCAAAGTTTGTCAGGTCAACTTGTTGTTGCTGACCGTTCAATGCTTTTCCTGATATGTTGCCTTGACCAAGCTGTGCAGGGTCAAACACGCCCATGATGGCTTTAATGTCGTTGTCCACGCCCATAGCCGCAGCCATAATGCCCGCTTGTGGAGGCTCTGGTTGCAACCTTGTAGGCGGAGGCGCTGGGCGACCGTCAATGTCAGTCTGTTTGTATCGCAAAAGTGGGAATGACTTGATGTTGGCATTTGACCAATCATTCTCATGACCCTCGTCTTGGCCTTCAGCAAGCAACCATTTGGCTTTAGGGGCAAGCGCCACGCCTTCTGTGATAGAAGTCTGCCAAAAGTTATACATCCTCTGTGGGTCTTTGGCATAGCGAATCATGCCAAACTTCTTGCGCTTATCACCAATAACGATGTGGCGACCGTAAACGGGGACAATCGGGATGTATTTACCCGCCCAATCACGTTCTTCAAGAATTTCAACGGCAGTCAGCTTGCAGTATTTAATCGTTTTCTTGTAAGAATCACGCTTGTCCACCACCGTAATGCCATAAGCATTAAGGCGGTTAAAGAAGTCTTTGTCGTCAGCAAATGTAGCCGTGCCATCGCTTAAAAGGTACAAAGTCGCCTTTTCTTTGACGGTGTAGTAATACTCGGCTAGGCGAATATCCTCTTTGGTAATCCACTCTGATTGTGAGTCACCCGTTCCACGTTGTGTAAAACTTGTGCCGCCATCTTCTGCGTCAGGGTACAACTTGCGGAATTCATCTTTACGCATCATTGTTGTAATTAAACAACGGTCTGCGTCTGACCCGTCTGGTGCTACCGAATTGGGATCAAAGTAAACGGTAAATGGATTGTCTACGGGGTCAATGTAGATTTCCTGATCAAACGAATCCTCTGAAATGTAGTCAGTCCTGACCCGCATATAGCCCCAACCCATGCGGACTGCGTACTCAAACGCATTGTCATAAGAGTGGTCAGCATTGGAATTGACTTCAATGTGGCGAATAATCCCGCTAATTGTTTGTGCGTCCAACATATCTTCATGCGTGTTTGTGGCATGAACTTTGATTCTAGGGCGTTGTTGGCGTTGCTGATTGGAAACTTGGCGACAGTAATTGTCCACCTTGTTTACAGTAATTACGGGGCGTGATTCCAGATTTCTCGAATTTTGCAGTTCAACAGGCCATTGATCGCCAGCGCCAAACTTTAAGTCCTCAAGCGCTTCCTGACGATTCATTGTGTCTGCATCATTAGCAAACTTGAGAAAGTCTACAGCTTCTTGAATTCGTGGATCGTAATCATCTGCCATGATGTTGCCCTAAGTGGTTTGGGGTCATTTTAACTCATCCATGAATGTTGACCACCATAATTTGCATTAGGTCTTGGCTTTCTGCGCTCTTTAGGCTCATTGACCATTAGACCGATGTATCTGAACGCATCTGCGCCATGCGAATAATTGTCATGCAATGGCGTTTTACTAAATTGCTTGGTATCAGGGTCTACATCGTAACGGTAATGCCGTAGACATTGCAAGCCCTCATGACAGTTCTCTCTGTCAAACCACATATTCCTGAATATTGTCCTTGCCGCATTGATTGAGTCAAGAATGGGCGTCTTAGGGATTATCTTGGTCTTGTACCCAGCAGCTCTCACGATTTCCTCAATGCTTCTGCCGTTAGCTGCCAAGGTCTTATTCTCAGCATCGTGAGGCAACCAAAGAGTGTCATAGATGTAACCAAAGGTCTGCATCTTAGCCAGGTAATCGCTCATGGTCTGCTGATTGCCCTCAATGTAGCGAATCAGGCGGGTTTCCATGCCCACAAACTGTAAGAACCAAATAGCCGTAGCATCTGACCAACCAAGGTCAAAAATAGCGTGTACGGGCTTTGTAGGGTCATAGTTGACCTTCGTGATGCGCCCATCTAACTCAGCCATTTGCATTTCTTTGGCAAAGATAGCCCCATCTACGGTCTGTCGGCATAAACCTTCCCAAACCACGTTATAGGCTTGTGGATCACGAAACTTCAGCGCATCCTTCTCAAGTTTCAGCGTCTCAGGAAACCAAGGGTTATCTGACCAGTTGACCTTTTGAACGATGCAGTCTTGTGGCGGGTTTAGCACAAACCTTTGGTAAGTTTCATCTGTCTCTAACTCAGGGTTAAAGGTTATCCAGATTTCAGACTTTTCCTTACGAATGGTAGGAATCAGCACGTTCCACGACATACGGCTAGTTGTCTGCGCTTCCTCAACCCAACACACATCAACGCCTTCGTAAGACTTGACGTTTGCCACGTTGTTCTTCAAGCCAACAAAACTAAACTCTGAGCCGTTCTTGCCCCTAATGCTTGTTTGGGTGATTTCGTAGAACCCAAGCAGCCCTAATGCCTCAATCTGGTCACACAATAGCTTGTGAACCGAGTCTTTGATTGATGTTTGAAATTCACGGGCGCAAAGCACTCTTAATGGGGCTTGAGCGCCCTTAATCAGCAATGCCCTAGCAACCCCCCATGACTTTGCACCGCCTCGTCCACCGTACAGGACTTTATAACGTGATGGCTGAAACAAACATTGCAGCTTTAACGGGAATTCCGCTTTAGCAATGGATTGGGCAACTTCACTCACTTGGCTTTACAAATGTAACCTGAATGCCCGCTAACAACGGTGCGCCATCTGCGCCTGTGATTTCTTGTTTCACTTGCTCACGGTACTTCTTGGGGAATCGTGCTGCCATTGATCTTGACCAAATCGTAGCGTTCAATCTTGGCCCATCTTTAGTCTCAACCATGTAAGAATCGGCCTGATCTTCCCACCACGCTTGCTCATGTTCCTTGGCTTCCTCCATGGCGTGCAAAAATTCGGGGTGATCATCACGCCATTGGTACATTGTGCGTAGGGAAAACCCTAATCTTGAGGCAATTTGTTCCACGCTCTTACCGATTTTGCCCAAGGCTACCACTTCCTCACAATACTTAGGATCGTAAAGGGATGGTCTACCAACAGGGCGCTTTTCTTCGGTCATTTCTTTTTAACTTTTTCGGCTTCTCGCTTTTGAGAATAAGCAATCGCAACGGCTTGTTTGACAGGTTTCCCCGCCTTTACCTCCGCTTTGATGTTCTCTTTAAACGCTTTAGGACTCGCTGATTTCTGTAACGGCATCTTGCTTCTCCAATTCAGCCAACCAATAATTACAGTCTTGCAATGCACCGTTGATCATGTGCAGTTGGACTTCTAGTTGTTTACCCTGAGTCATCAGGTTTTCGATTTGCTTGGTGATTGCTTCTTTGTTCATGTTAACAGTTCCAGTTCTTTAGTGATGCTTTAGCCCGTTCCGCTGGGCCTTTGGCGTTCTTTACAACACCTTCCATTCGAGCGCAGAAACTTGCCTTGCGTCCTTCGTCCTTCTTTGTCTTAGGATTAGGCGCTGGCGGTTTCAGGTTAGCGTTGTTCTTTGCATTGTATTCAGCACGGCCTTTAGCGGTCATTCCCGCACCCTTTTCTGTCGGGTTATAGGTCTTGTCCTTGCCCGTTGTCTTGTGCGGAATAGGCTTGTCGTGCTTTTTCATTTCTTTGCCGTTTTAGCAGATTGCTTGAAAGCAGCAGCAGTTGGTGCGCCTTTTGAGCCAGGCTTTCGCATTGTCTCTACGGGTTTACCCTCAGCCTTTTGGCGTTCGATACGTTCTTGCTTTTTATGGATGTTGGCATACAAGCCAGGTTTACTTGCCATGATTTACTCCTCAATTACAAAACAAACATCTTGCCAACTCATTTTGAGTAAGCGCTCATCATTGTGCTTGATTTCCTCAAATTTGAGGTATTCATCTTTGTAGTCTTTGTGGTATGTACCAAATGATATCTTATCACCCACGTTCAAGCCCTCGGCTTGGGCTTCAGGGCCAACCGCCATGACAACGCCACGGCTATCAGCTTCTGCGGATTGGATATACAAAGTGTCGCTTAACGTACGCTTTTCGGGACGTACTAAGATTTTGTCTCTCAAAGGCTGCAAGTTCATTCTGCCACCTTTGCGGGTCTGCCACGCTTTTTAGGCAAAAAAGCACCCGCCTCTAGGACGGGTGAAATCTCGATGGCAACTTCTCGAAACTCTCCGCACCACTCGGTGTAGTGACGGTTTTGATATGTGGGGTAGCGTCTGCATTGCCCCATTTGACCTATGTCATTAAAGTAATGACAAGCCTTACAATTCAAACCAGACATTTCAAATCCTTATTATTTGTGATGTTTAGAAGCCCATTCAGTCGTGCATGACTGTTTGGGTTTCGCTTTTTAGCGGTACTCTGATTTGGTCTTAGTGTAGCAAATGCCGTTGGTGCGGCCAGTATTGAA